GAGTACATTATTATGACACTCGACGCAGCGGCAGAGAGGAACAACAGGGCCGACTACACGGCACTAACAACGTGGGGCGTTTTCTTTAACGAAGAGGAGAACTGCTACTGTATCATCCTGCTGAATGCCATTAAGAAGCGGGTGGAGTTTCCTGAGTTAAAGGAGCTGGCGTGGGCGGAATACAAAGAGTGGGAGCCAGATGCGTTTATCGTGGAAAAGAAGTCCTCCGGTACACCGCTGTACCAAGAGATGCGCAGGGCTGGGTTAATGGTGCAAGAGTATACACCCCATAGAGGGTCAGGGGATAAAACTGCGCGTTTGAATTCTGTTGCTGATATAGTACGCTCAGGTCTTGTGTACGTCCCACAAACACGTTGGGCAGAAGAAGTGGTCGAGGAAGTTGCTGGGTTCCCGTTTATGTCTAACGATGACTTAGTGGACACTACCATAATGGCATTAATGCGATTTAGACAGGGGGGATTTATCTCCCTACCATCCGACGAAGTAGAGAGCCAGCCTATGCACAGGCACCGGGGCGGATTTTACTAAAGGGTCGACCAACAGGAAAATAAAATGGCCATTGAAAAAGGTTTGTACGGAATGCCAGAAGGGCTTGATGACGAGTTAATGGGGTTGGGAGAGCCTGATGCCGTAATTGACATGGCCGTAGCCACAGACGCAAACATGCCAGTCTTTGTCGAGATGGAAGATGGTAGCGTTGAGATCACGTTTGGGGAGGAAGAGGAGAATATCGACTCCGCCCCGTTCGATGCGAACTTAGCCGAATACCTCGACGATAAGGCACTACAGAGCCTCTCGCGAGACCTAACTGATTCGGTAGATAGCGATATTAACGCCCGCCGCGACTGGGCAGATACCTATGTCAAGGGGCTAGATGTGCTTGGGTTCAAGTACGAAGAGCGTACCGAGCCGTGGGAAAACGCCTGTGGGGTGTATTCTAACATCCTAGCCGAGGCCGCCATACGGTTCCAAGCAGAGGCCATGAGTGAGACGTTCCCCGCCGCTGGCCCCGTGAAAACTAAGATTCTTGGTGAAACCACGAGGGAGAAAGAAGATGCAGCTCTGCGCGTTAAGCAGGACATGAACTACGAGTTGACCGAGGTGATGGTAGAGTACCGCCCCGAGCACGAAAGACTGCTGTATAGCCTTGGTTTGGCTGGTTCTGCGTTCAAAAAGGTGTATTTCGACCCTAATATTGGACGCCAAGTAGCCCTGTATATCCCTGCTGAAGACGTAATTGTGCCCTATGGAGCCTCTCATATTGAGGCCGCAGAGCGTGTAACGCACGTCATGCGGAAGACAAAGAACGAAATGGTCAAGCTACAGGCCAGTGGGTTCTATCGAGAAGTCGACTTGGGGGAGCCTGTTTCCTTCTTTACGGACATTGAGGAGGCAAAAGCAGAGCAGTCTGGTTACGGACTCACCTCTGACGACCGCTATAGCGTCCTTGAAATCCATGCTGACCTGATTATCGAGGGTGTGGACGAGGGAGAAAGCGAACAGAACGAAGACGAGGAGGAAGAAGAAGCCGTCCAGATTGCAAAGCCGTACGTGGTAACAATCGAGAAGGGCACGGGTGAAGTGCTGGCTATACGCCGTAACTGGAACCCCGAAGACCCCCTTACGCTAAAGCGCCAGCATTTCGTACATTATGTGTACGTGCCGGGTTTTGGCTTCTACGGCCTTGGTTTAATCCACATCATTGGTGGCTACGCTAGGGCAGGAACATCCATAATCCGCCAATTAGTTGACGCTGGCACCCTGTCTAACCTCCCCGGGGGACTGAAGAGCCGTGGGCTAAGAGTAAAAGGCGACGATACCCCCATAGGCCCGGGCGAATTCCGTGATGTTGACGTGCCGTCTGGTTCTATCCGCGACAATATTATGCCGCTCCCCTACAAGGAGCCTAGCCAGACCCTACTGGCGCTGTTGCAGCAAATCACTGAAGAGGGTCGGCGTCTTGGCGCAATCAGTGATATGAACATCAGTGATATGAGTGCAAACGCGCCAGTAGGGACCACGTTGGCCTTGCTAGAACGCACTCTAAAACCGATGGCAGCAGTCCAGTCCAGAGTTCACTTTGCCATGAAGCAGGAGTTCAAGCTCCTACGCAAGATAATTTCCGAATACGCTCCAGACGAGTACACGTATGTGCCTGACCGTGGGGAACCTCGCGCTCGAAGAGCCGACTACGCTATGGTGGAAGTAATTCCTGTCAGTGACCCCAATAGCAGCACGATGGCACAACGAGTTGTGCAGTATCAAACCGTGTTGCAGATGGCACAGGCCGCCCCACAAATCTACGACCTCCCACAGCTTCATCGACAGATGATCGAGGTTTTAGGTATTAAGAACGCAGATAAACTTGTTCCCACTAAGGATGACATTAGCCCCACTGATCCAGTAAGTGAGAACATGAACGTCTTGGTTGGTAAGCCTATAAAAGCGTTTATCTACCAAGATCATGACGCCCACATAGCGACTCACCAATCGTTTATGCAAGACCCACAGATAGCGGCGTTTATTGGGCAGAACCCAGCGGCGCAGCAGATGGTGGGTGCGTTGAATGCTCACATCGCTGAGCACATCGCCTTTAGTTACTACAGGCAGATAGAGAAGGCGCTTGGCGTCCCACTACCAAAACCCAATGCCGAAATCCCAGAGGAGATGGAAGTTAAGCTGGCGGCACTGATTGCAGAAGCTGCGCAGCAGAACACGCAGCAGAAGCAGGCCCAAGCTGCCCAAGCAGCGGCACAACAGAGAACACAAGACCCCCTCATCCAGATGCAGCAACAAGAGCTACAGATAAAACAAGCCGAGCAGCAACGCAAGGCCCAGAAAGACCGAGCGGATACACAACTCGACGCAGCAAGATTACAGCTAGATACACAGAAAGCCGACCGTACGGCCTCTATAGAAGCAAGTCGAATAGCCTCGCAGAACGAACAGGCCCAAGCGAAGAACGATCTGGAAGAAGCAAAAGCTATATTAGACCTAGCTAAATCAAGACAAACACCACCCGGTAACGGGCAGAGGTAACTATGGCTACAACCGTCTTTGACGTGCTGAATGAAAAAATAACAGAGCTTAAAAGCTCTAGCGAAGAATTCTTAAACTCCGGTGCAGCTAAAGACTTTGCCGGGTATAAGGAGGTGTGCGGGGTGATCCGAGGTCTAGACGCTGCACTTAGAGAAATAAATGACCTTTCGCGTAACTATATGGATGGCAACAATGACTGAAACCGTAATGGTTAATGGGGTGGGGGCTAAGGCCTCAGTAACTACCACTCCAACTATGACTGCGCTAGAGAAGAAGAGGCAACACAAGATCGTTGAAGCGGGGAAGGTGCAAGAGGAGCTAGAAGCCTCTATACCAAAGCCGGTGGGCTACAGGGTGCTTATTGCCCTACCTAACGTCGACGAGACTTATGGTGAAACAGGACTTATTAAATCAAGTTCGGCTCTAAGAGAAGAATACATCCTATCTACCGTTGGTGTGGTATTGGACATGGGCGCGCAGGCTTACTCAGATGCAGACCGATTCCCTACTGGCCCGTGGTGTAAGGTTGGCGACTACGTGATGTTCCGCGCTAATACAGGCACCCGCTTCAAAGTTGGGAAGCAGGAATATCGTCTAATGAATGATGACTCTATTGAAGCAGTCGTCGATGATCCGCGTGCAGTTACGCGTGCTTAAGGAAGAAACCATGCCTAGACAACAAGTAGAATTTGATTTTCCCGACCCCGATAAAGACGACGATACCCGAGAAATCGAGGTAGATGTTCCTGAAGACGACTATGCTCTTGATGTTGAGGGGGCCGTAGGTCGGGAAGACATTAACCCCACTAAGAATATCAAAACTGGGGGCGTAGAAATAGAAATAGAAGTAGAAGACGATACCCCACCAAAAGATAGGGGGCGCAAACCGTCTGAACCACCGCAAGACGTGACCGAAGAGGAATTAGCGAACTACTCTAAGAGCGCTAAAAACCGTATTCAGCACTTCAGTAAAGGCTACCACGACGAGCGCAGAGCCAAAGAAGCTGCTATGCGTGAGCGGGAAGCTCTAGAATCTTACGCAAAACAACTAGTAGAGGAGAACCAGAAACTCAAAGGTTCCGAGACTAAAAGCTATAATGCGTTAATTGAGTCTGCTAAGAAGCAGATTGTACATGAGCTAGAGAGCGCTAAATCTAAGTATATACAGGCGTACGAAGCGGGGGAGCCTGATGCTCTATTAGAGGCCCAAACCCTCCTTAATACGGCTCAAATACGGATGGAACGAGTTAGTGGGCTGAAGCCTAAACAGGTGGAGGCTTTACAACAGCGTGATATTCCTGTACAACCACAGCTAGCTGCACCCCAACCGCGAATCCAACGTGATGAGCAGGCTGAAACATGGCGCGATGACAACCCGTGGTTTGGCTCTGATGACGAAATGACAGCGTTTGCACTGGGGCTGCACAACAAATTGACTAAAGAGGGGGTAGACCCCCAGTCAACTACTTACTACGAGAAAATTAACTCTCGTATGCGGCAAGTGTTCCCAGATCAGTTTGACGATGGGACGGATGACAAACAAGCGGCACCGAAGAGAAAATCTAGTAATGTGGTTGCACCCGCTTCGCGGAGCACCGGGCCTATGAAAATTAGGCTAACGCAGTCACAAATTGCTATTGCGAAAAGACTCGGGGTACCATTAGACATATACGCCAAACAGGCTGCTGAATTACTGAGGAAGAAATAATGGCTCAAAATAGACTAGACCGAGAACTTGAATCCCGTGAGAAAACAGTCCGTAAATCTGCGTGGAAGCAACCTACTGTGTTGCCTGATCCCACTCCAGAAGACGGATATGCGTTTCATTGGGTGCGTATTTCGACCAATGGTCAATCAGATGCTACTAATGTTTCCTCTAAGATACGTGAGGGCTGGGAGCCGGTACGTTCAGAAGACCACCCCGAGATATTTACTGACGCTGTGGCAGACCCACGGTTTAAGGATAATGTCATCGTTGGCGGTTTAATGTTATGTAAAGCCCCAGTAGAGCTTGTCCAAGAGCGTGATTTGTTTTTCCGACAAAAAACGGAATCGCAAATGCACTCTGTAGACAACAATCTAATGCGCGAAAACGACCCGAGGATGCCCCTGTTTCACAACAGAAAATCCACGGTTACTTTCGGTAAAGGCTAATTTTAGGAGTAATTTATGGCTTCAACAGCTACTCCCTACGGCTTAAAACCCGTAAAACGGGCAGATGGGATGCCTTATGCAGGTGCTACTACCACCTACCTTATTGACCCGGCGGGACTTGCGAACAACATCTTCTACGGCTCTGTCGTGCAGATGGCAGCTTCTGGGTACATTGAGTTAGCAGACGGTACTGGTTCTAACATAACTACCAACAACTTTGGTGGTTCCAGCATCGGCGCAATGGGCGTATTTGTAGGTTGTGACTACATCAACACCCAAGGACAATTCGTGACTTCTCAGTATTACCCCACCGGCACTACGGGTGTGGTACATGCTTACGTTGTTTCTGATCCGATGGTTATATTTCAGGCCCAGCTTGACGGTACGGGCTTGCAGACTATTGTCGGGACCATTACGGCGTTCCCAGCCGCACAACATGCAACCACTTCGGGTAATACACTGACCGGTAACTCTACAATGGCCGTTGATGCCACTGTTCAAACAACTGTTGGTGGGTTCCTCATCTTAGGTTTTGCGTCAGCAACATCCGACGCTTACCCTGATGTGTTTGTTAAATTCACCTCTGGCGCTCACGCGCTATTAATGAACACTGGTGTATAAGGAGACTAATAAATGGCTATTTCAAGAGCGCAACTCCTTAAGGAGTTACTACCGGGGCTAAATGCCTTATTTGGTCTCGAATACGCTAAGTATGGTGACGAGACTGCCGAAATCTTCGAGACCGAGTCTTCTGACCGTTCTTTCGAGGAAGAAACTAAGTTGTCTGGGTTCAGTTCTGCACCTGTTAAGAGCGAAGGTTCTGCTATTGAATACGACAATGCGCAAGAGGCGTGGACTGCTCGTTATACGCATGAGACTATCGCAATGGGCTTCTCGCTCACTGAGGAAGCAATCGAAGATAACCTCTACGATTCATTGTCTTCTCGATATACAAAAGCACTTGCACGCGCTATGGCGTACACCAAGCAGGTTAAGGGTTCATCTATCCTTAACAACGCTTTCGCAGCGGCTAATACATATGGTGATGGGCAGACTCTTTGTTCCACTGCTCACCCTCTCGTATCTGGTGGCGTTAACTCAAACCGTCCTGCTGTAGGCACTGACCTTAACGAGACTTCCTTGGAAGCCGCTGTTATTCAGATTTCTGCATGGACTGATGAGCGCGGGCTCCTCATCGCTGCTAAGCCCAAGAAACTTGTTATCCCACCCGCGCTGCAATTCGTTGCTACCCGCCTGTTGGATACTGAGCTTCGTGTGTCTACTGCTGATAATGACATCAACGCAATCAAGAGCAATGGATCAATCCCCGGTGGTTACAGTGTTAACCATTATTTGACTGACACCAACGCTTGGTTCTTGATGACTGACGTACCTAATGGCCTGAAACACTTTGTCCGCTCAGCTATGCAAACTAGCATGGACGCAGACTTTGATACAGGTAACAGCCGCTATAAGGCTCGTGAGCGATACAGCTTCGGCGTATCTGACCCACTGGGCATTTTCGGTTCACCGGGCGCGTAATAAGCAGCCGGTTGTGATTGGGGGCTTCGGCCCCCTTTCTTATTCAGGGGCGTGGTGTTTCCTGTGGCAGTTCGCACACTAACAGTATTTGCAAAACATACAAACTGCGGTATAGTAGCCCCGTACCGGGCTCAAACCGGTGTACCTGACAGCCCCGGCTGACGACATGCAGACAGGTGCACACCAACTCGCATGTGAGGTTTCAAAATGTCTACTACCACTTTTTCAGGACCAGTCGTATCTCAAAACGGCTTTGATTTTCCAGTCGTAACTACGGCTAACCTCCCCGCCTTTGCTAGCGTTTCTGCTGGTATGGTTTATATCATCAGCGATAACGGTGTAGGCGACGATGAGTTTTGCCTTGTAATTAACACAGGCGCTGCTTGGGTTACTGCTACTGGCGCTGCTCTTTCTTAATAGGGGGTAGCCCATGGCTAGTTCAGATATTAGAACCAAACGGGTGACTACTACTGGCAGCTTGGCTGTAGGCCCTGCCCGTATTCGGCAAGTTCAAGTGCTTACGAATGCCACGGGCGCGGGTCGACTAACTATTACTGATGGTGTCGGTGGCCCCACAGTTTTGGATATAGACTTTCTCGTCTCCAATGCGCACTCTATAAACATCCCCGACTACGGTATTCGTTGTCAGGTTGACGTGTATATCACGGCACTCACAAATATTACTGCAATGACGGTGTTCCACAGCTAGTGGCTACTCGCGTAGACAAAGCGGGGATGGCTTGTAATAAGCCTAAACGAACCCCCTCCCACCCTAAAAAGTCTCATGTGGTTAAGGCTTGTGAAGGTGGGAAGGAGAAAGTTATCCGCTTTGGTGAGCAGGGTGCGAGTACGGCTGGTAAACCCAAAGAGGGGGAGTCAGACCGTATGAAAGCCAAACGCAAATCTTTTAAAGCTCGGCACGGCAAGAACATCACCAAAGGCAAAATGAGCGCAGCCTACTGGGCTGACAAAGTAAAATGGTAGGGGGTAATTATGGCTGTTTGTGGAACTAAACGCATGAACATGGGTGGCATGGCTACAGGCACACACAAAATGCCCGATGGCACCACAATGCAAGACTCCGAGCACAAAGTGGCTATGAGCAAAATGGGCGGCGCAACTCGTCGCGCTATGGCTCAAGAAAACAGTATGAAAGCCGGTGGCAAAGTCCGTGGCTACGGCATGGCCCGTGGTGGCAAAGTTTGTAAAATGGTGTAAAGCATGGCAACTTCTGGCACTACAGCGTTTAACCTAGACTTCACCGAGATTGCGGAAGAGGCTTGGGAGCGTGCTGGGCGTGAAATGCGCTCTGGCTACGACCTTCGTACTGCTAGACGGTCTATGAATCTGCTGACTATCGAGTGGCAGAATCGCGGCATTAACATGTGGACTATTGAAGAGGGGACGTTAAACCTCGTTCAAGGTACAGCCACATACGCTTTGCCAGCAGACACCATAGACTTACTGGAGCATGTAGTACGTACGGGTAATGGCAGCGCCAGTACTCAGTCTGACCTAAACATCACCCGAATTAGTGTCTCCACGTACTCTAGTATCCCAAACAAGTTAAACCAAGGCCGCCCTATTCAGCTATACATAGATCGTGGGCAAGTAAACCCCAACGTTACAGTATGGCCTGTGCCCGACCAAGGCCCAATAGGAGCCCCCTACTATGTTCTTAAGTATTGGCGCATGCGTAGGATAGAAGATGTCGGGACAGGCGCGAATACCGCAGACGTTAACTTCCGTTTCTTACCTGCTCTAGTAGCGGGGCTAGGTTATTATATAGCGCAGAAAGACCCAGAATTAATGCCCCGCCTTCCCATGCTACAGGCCGAATATGAGCGCCAGTTTGAGTTGGCCGCAGGCGAAGATAGGGAAAAAGCAACGCTTAGCTTAGTGCCGCGTATTTATGGCGTGAGGTAGGTATGGGTTACCAATACGCGTCTGGGCAAAAAGCGATAGCAATATGTGATGTGTGTGGGTTTCAATACAAGTTACGGCAGCTTAAAGAGCTGATTGTTAAGGGAAATAAGACTAACATTATGGCGTGCCCAGAGTGTTGGAACCCCGACCAGCCGCAAAACAAGCTAGGGGAGTTCCCAGTCTACGACCCGCAAGCTATACGCAACCCTAGACCAGACTCTGCGGAGTTGGTAGCGAGTAGAGATATCCAGTGGGGGTGGGACCCAGTAGGGTTAAACGATCCTTTCGGGCTTACCCCCGATAATTTAGAAGGCAGCGGTGCCGTAGGGCAAGTAACGGTAACCATAAGCTAGGAGCAATAAAATGAAATCAAGATCAAACGTAAAAGCCCCAAAAGTACTAGAGTTCCCTAATCAGCCAACTATGTATAAAGTAGCTGACTGCTGTAACCAACCACCAAAAGATATGAAGACTAGTGGTATAAAGGTTCGTGGTGTAGGCGCGGCAACTAAGGGCACAATGGCCCGAGGCCCAATGGCTTAAGGAGTAGCAGGTGAATTACACCGAGCTTAAAGCAAACATAGCGGACATCTGCGAGCAGTCGTTTACAGAAGACCAGCTTGGCATGTTTACAGATCAGGCTGAGCAGAAGATATACAATACTGTCCAGATACCTGCTTTGCGGCGTAACCAGACTGGAAACCTGACGGCGAGTAATAAGTATCTGGTGTTCCCTACGGACTTCCTGTATCCGTTTTCCCTAGCGGTTATTGGCGCGGATGGCAACTACGAGTACTTGCTAAATAAGGATGTCAACTTCATCCGCGAGGCGTACCCGAACCCTTCTAGCACTGGGTTACCTAGACATTACGGCCTTTTTGACGACACGGCGTTTATCCTAGGCCCAACACCAGACGCAGGATACGAGGTAGAGCTTCATTACGGCTACTACCCAGAGTCTATTGTTACTGCGGGCACTACGTGGCTTGGTAATGAGTTTGATTCTGCGCTTCTTAACGGGGCACTAATTGAGGCTGTACGCTTTATAAAAGGGGAGCCGGATATGGTTTCCCTGTATCAGCAAATGTACGTCGACGCTATCGCATTACTCAAAAACCTAGGAGATGGTAAGATGCGGGAAGATATGTACCGCTCAGGCCAAATTAGGATAACACCACGTTAATTTAAGAGGGATTACAGATGGCTATTTCACAGGCTATGGTTACATCGTTCAAAGTCGCAATCCTTGGGGGGGACTTTGATTTCAGCAGCGGTACAGCACAGGTATTTAAGATCGCGTTGTTCACTTCATCAGCTACGCTAGGTGCGACTACTACTGCATACTCCACTTCTGATGAAGTTGTGGGTACAGGATACACTGCGGGCGGGAACACGCTGACTATTTCTGCAAACCCTGCCTCTTCCGGCACCACAGCGTTCTTGGACTTTGCGAATACCACATGGTCTACCGCGACTATTACTGCTCGTGGCGCTTTGATCTACTTAGCGAACGGTGGCACTAACCCTGCTATTGCAATTCTGGACTTTGGTTCGGACAAGACCTCTACTGCGGGTGACTTCACTATTGTCTTCCCAGCGGCTGATGCGAGCAACGCCATTTTACGGATTGCCTAGAGGTTAGCTATTTCTAAAATTGCGTTTTAGGAGGGGGCGCGGTACTGTGGTGTTTTATTAGGAGAGTTCTCCATGAGACACGGGCACAGATACCACCCGCTTTATGCCACTTGGTGCAACATGAAATCTCGTTGCCACAATAAAAAACACCCGGCATACCATAATTATGGGGGCCGAGGGATCAGCTACCATCCTGCATGAGAGGAGTTTCCTAGCTTTTTAGCCGATGTTGGCGAGCGTGCTTTTGAGGGGGCTACCTTGGACCGCATAGATAACCAAGGGAACTATGTCCCTGAAAATGTTCGGTGGGCAGACCGGAAAACGCAACGAAGAAACAGTCGGCAAATAGTAATTGTTGAAATTAATGGGGGAACCAAGCTATTTACCGAATGGTGTACGACATATAATATTGCAATTGCCTCGGTGCATAGGCGGTTAAAAAAGGGAGAAACGCTAGTATCCGCGTTAACTAGACCCAAGGCTAAAAGGTTTCAAAAATGACGGATATTATTGTACCCCTTAACGGTTGGGGATATAGCACTTGGGGCGCTGAAGAGTGGGGATATTCCAATCCCATACCCGGCGCTGTCGGTGAGGTAGGCTCAGTATCCATTGCGGGTGGTGCGACTGTTACGCTTACGGGTGTGCAAGGTACTGCGGCGTTAGGCACGGCCATAGCGCAAGCAAATGCAAGCGTTTCGGTTACCGGGGTTATTGCCACAGGGGAAGTAGGCTACACTCGATGGGACGCTACTGTTTATTTTGGTGGGTGGGGTAGAGGCGCATGGGGGCAAGGTTCGTGGGGTGAGTCACTCGGTTTCCAAGCTACCGGCGAAGTAGGCTCAGTAAGCGTCAAAGAAGGTGCTGGGGTATTCCTCACAGGCGTTGAAGCTATAGTTTCCCTTGGCAATATTGCGGTTGAGGCCGATGGAGCAATAGATGCTCTGGGGAATGCCGCCACAGGCGAGATAGGGACCACCACAGTACAGGCTTTTGCAGTTGTTTCTGTCACTGGCGTAGAAGGCACTGGGGAATTAGGTACAGCTGGGCCGATAACAACCGTAGCCATAAACGCCACAGGCGTAGCTGCAACCGCTACAGCAGGCAACGTATCAATAATCGGGGATTCGTCTCTTGACGCTACCGGCCT